ATAGTAAAGACGACTTCGAAAGACTTGTAAACCAAGGTAAGAACGAAGAGTTTAATGATATTAAGAGATTAGCAGGACTATAATAGTCCTACTATAAGTTTTTAAGTCTTTCTTTAAAAAAGACTTGACTTTGTTTGTAGTAGAGCATATAATATAAACTGTGCTACAAACAAATAGGCACTAGTAGCAATGTAGCTACAAAGCACATAGGCATAACATTTAGGAGGCACTAACTATGGCATCATTAGCAGAAATCCGAGCAAAGCTCAAAGAGCAAGAATCAGGAAACAACAACCGCAGTTCAGGCGGNGGCGACAACAGCATTTACCCATTTTGGAATATGAAAGAAGGCGAGAGTTCGACTCTGCGTTTCCTTCCTGATGGCAACGCTGATAACACTTTCTTTTGGAAAGAGCGTTTGGTAATTAAACTACCATTTGCTGGAGTTAAAGGTGAAACAGATTCGCGTCCAGTACAAGTACAAATTCCGTGTATGGAAATGTATGGCGAGACATGTAATATTCTTAACGAAGTACGTGGTTGGTTTAAAGATCCAACTTTAGAAGACATGGGTCGTAAGTATTGGAAGAAACGTTCTTATATCTTCCAAGGATTTGTAACAGATAATCCACTAAACGAGGATACTACACCAGAGAATCCGATTCGTCGATTCATTATTGGTCCTCAAATCTTCCAAATCATTAAGCAGGCGCTTATGGATCCAGACATGGAAGAATTGCCAACAGATTACACAGCAGGTGTAGACTTCCGTCTTAATAAAACTTCAAAAGGCGGCTATGCAGACTATTCAACATCTAACTGGGCACGTAGAGATCGTCCTTTGAGTGATGCAGAAATGAATGCAGTTAATACACACGGGTTGTTTAATCTCAATGACTTCCTTCCTAAGAAGCCAGGAGATGTAGAACTAAAGGTCATGCAAGAAATGTTTGAAGCGTCAGTAGACGGTGAAGCATTTGATATGGATCGTTGGGGACAATATTTCCGTCCAGCAGGTATGGCACAGCGCACAGGTGATCCTAACACAACTCCTGCGGCTACTACTCCTGCACCAACACCAGCACCTGCGGCAGCACCTGCTCCAGCAGTAGATGACGTTCCTTTCAAGTCTAACGAAGAAGTAGCGGCAGAATCTGCTCCAGCAGCACCTGCAGATGGCGGCGGCGCACAAGACATTCTAGCAATGATCAGAGCACGTCAAGGTTAATAAAAGCAAGCTAAAAGGGTTGCATCTTTAAAAAGCAACCTTTTTAGTTGCCCAGCTTTTTAGATTAGGAGAATATACATGGCGAATAAAGCATTCGACCCAACGAAGTTTAGAAACTCGTTAACAAAATCTATTTCAGGTATGAGTGCAGGATTTAACGATCCTACTGATTGGATTAGCACAGGTAACTATGCACTCAACTATCTTATCTCAGGAGACTTTAACAAAGGTGTTCCGATGGGTAAGGTTACTGTTTTTGCAGGAGAGTCTGGTGCAGGTAAATCATATATCTGTGCAGGCAACATTGTAAAAGAAGCACAGAAGCAAGGCATCTTTGTAGTACTAATTGACTCAGAGAACGCACTTGACGAATCGTGGCTACACGCACTAGATGTAGACACATCAGAAGAAAAACTACTTAAACTTAACATGTCAATGATTGATGACGTTGCTAAAACTATTAGTACGTTTATGACAGACTACAAATCAATGCCGGAAGAAGATCGTCCTAAGGTACTGTTTGTAATTGATAGTTTGGGTATGTTGCTAACACCTACTGACGTTGATCAGTTTAACAAAGGTGATATGAAAGGTGATATGGGTCGTAAGCCTAAAGCACTAACATCACTTGTACGTAATACTGTTAACATGATTGGCTCACATAATGTAGGCTTAGTATGTACTAACCACACTTATGCATCACAGGATATGTTTGATCCAGATGATAAGATTAGTGGCGGACAAGGCTTTATCTATGCATCAAGCATCGTAGTTGCAATGAAGAAATTGAAACTAAAAGAAGATGAAGATGGCAACAAGATTAGCCAGGTTATGGGTATTCGTGCAGGCTGTAAAGTTATGAAAACACGTTATGCAAAACCGTTCGAAGGTGTACAAGTTAAGATTCCATACGAAACAGGTATGAATCCATATAGTGGCTTGCTTGAATTGTTTGAAGCAAAAGACATTATTAAAAAGCAAGGCAACCGACTTGCATATACTACACTTGATGGTGAAGAAATTCTTGACTATCGTAAAAAGTGGATTGGCGAAAACCTCGATAAGGTTATGTCAGATTACCTCGTAAAAGAGTCAACTGTGGTAAATACCGCAGAAGTTGATGAGGAAGCAACTGACGATAACTTAATTGAGGAACCTGTTACCAATGAATGAAGAACAACTTGCAGATATATGGATGCTTTTTAAAGAATACCTTGACAAAAAACATGTTGAGATAGCTTCTGAACGTTTTGTAGATTTAATGGCTGATTATGGTGTTAGTGATGAAACCTTTACAGAAGTATTAGGTACTGACGCTTCTCTAGATCAAGCCATTAATTACTACTTAGACTTAGATGATGAAGTTGACCAAGACGAATGGGATTAATTTATGGGTTGGTATAGCGAAGTATCTAGAGATGTTAGTAAGATTCCCAATGCAGTAGCATTTTATGAATCAGAACTAAATGATGCTAGAACAGAATGTAAACTTGCAGGCAATGTTGAAAAGGCCGCGGCCTCAATGCCTGGTATTGTAGAACATCGCTTTAACCAACTTCAAGAAATTGAAGCCATTCTAAACTATCTAAATATTGAGCTACGTAGGTTGCGTAGCTCATACTTTAAAAAATATTTAGAAAANTATCAGCGAGCACTGTCAAGCCGCGACGTTGAAAAATACGTCGACGGCGAGGCAGACGTTGTTGACTATGAAAAAATTATTAATGAATTTGCACTAATGCGCAACAAATGGTTAGGTGTACTTAAAGCACTTGATCAGAAACAATGGCAAATTACNAATGTNGTAAAACTTAGAGTTGCAGGAATGGAGGATGCAAGTCTTTGAGATGTTTAGAAATAGGCCCTGGTAAAAAACCGATAAAAGGTTTTGAAAGTTTAAATTTAGGAGAAGGTGCAAGAACCGAAGGTAGTGCAGATCACGAAGGGGATGCTAGAAAACTGCCTTTTGCTAAAAACACATTTGATATTGTATACAGTTCTCATTGTATAGAACACATTCAATGGTATCAAGTCGAAGAAACAATTTCTGAATGGGCAAGAGTATTAAAGCCCGGAGGAACTTTAGAAGTATGGACAGTTAATGGGTACGCAATCTCTAAAGCTCTAGTTGAATACGAAGAAACTGGAAAGTGGATTGGTCCACCAATAAAAGAGTGGAATAATAAAAAAGTATTAGCAATGTTAAAAGATAATCCTTATCTCTGGGCTAGTGGTAGAATAATGAGTTATCCAAGATCAGGAGATTATGATTCAAACTTACATAGAGTTATATGGACCCCTAAATTTTTAAAACAGTGTTTTGAAAAAGCAGGATTAAAAAATATTAGAGACATGGATAGTAGCGAAGTAAGAGGATACGACCACGGCTGGATCAATATGGGAGTTTGTGGTGTTAAACTTTAGGTCTATAGAACATTTAAATTTAGCAATTGTAAACAAACTAGATAAAATACGTTCTTTGAATATCGATTTAGTAGTAGGCATACCTCGTTCAGGAATGTTGCCTGCAAGTTTGATTGCTACACATTTACAATTACCATTTGTCGATGTTGACGGTTATAATTCTAACAGATGGTATATTAGAAATAAAAAAGTTACAGTGCCGTCAGACATTCCTAATAATCCGTTAAGAGTATTACTAGTTGACGATACTATTAATACTGGCAATGCTATGCGCAATGTATTAGGATCGTTACGTAAAAGTAATGACACAGTTATAAAATTTGCAGTATACGGTTCTCCTAAAAACAGACCTGAAGATATTGATTTTGTGTGCGAGGAATGTCCTTTACCTAGAGCATTCCAATGGAACATATGGAAACATTCTGATGCTAAAAATTGGGCAACAGACATGGATGGTGTATTGTGTCGCGATCCTAGTAAAAAAGAAAACGATAAAGGTCCTCGTTTAGAACAGTTTTATAAAACAGCAGATACAAAGTTTTTATTCACTAAACCTATTAAGTATGTTATTACTTCTAGGGAAGAACGTTTTAGAAAATCCACAGAAGCATGGTTATTACAACATAATATAACCTATGAAAAACTTATAATGAAGCCCACTGGCAATCCTGGAGGCAATCAAGCGCATAGCGAATACAAAGCCAATATGTTAAATCAAATGCCAGAAATTCAACTATATATAGAAAGCGATCCAAAACAGGCCAAAGTTATATCACAACTTGTAAACATACCTGTATGGTGTACAGATAATCAAAAATTGTATTAGGAAATTTATGAGACAAGTTAACTACACAACATGCACAACATTAAAAGAACTAGCAGAACAAACAGTTCAAGGCTTGTCAGAAGTTTACGATTATGAATTTCCAGAGTATCTAAGAAAGATGCCTAGCTACTTGNAAGACTGNAAATCTTATAGAGAGTTAGGAACTAATCAAGGCGGATCNGCATCNATAGCACTANTAGAAAATCTAAAGTATTATGAGTTTATCGACAAGGGCTTTAAAAACTACAGACCTCAAAAACCGATATTAGATAGCTACGTCAAAGACAACGATATTCAAATAGTCATGCACGAAATGAGTTCTTTAGAAGTAGATACAAACGTAACTACTGATTTTTTATTAGTAGATTCGGTTCACAAATATAAACATGTAAAAAAAGAAATTGCAATATACACGCCATTAACAACCAAGTATATTATGTTCCACGATACACACGGAATACCTGAAGTTTACGTAGCAGTAAAAGAATTTCTCGACTCTACAGACGAATGGAAAGAAATTGAACACTATGCCCAGGGTGCAGGATATACTGTACTAGAGAGAATTAAATGAAAGATAAAACAATTATAATTTCAGGCGCTGATTCACATAGATATGGTGCTCATATTAATCATCAACGCTATGCAGACATTAGAGGCATTGATTATAAATTTCATTTAAGNAATGGGCTTGAAAATCCTTTTTTTACTAAGTGCTATGCTGTGTTAGATAGTTTTGAAAAAGGATATGAATATGTATTATGGATAGACGATGATGCATTTTTTATAGCTCCTAACTGGGATTGTTTATCGGTATTTCAAGAATACAAAGAAGATGTTATTGTAACACAAGGCAGAACTAATAAAAAATCTGGTACTACATTTTTTAATAATGGAATTATGTTTATTAAAAATACAGAACGTATGCATAACTTGTTTAAGTTAATTCCTAAAACTCCTTGGGACGAAATGAAATCTAATTGGGTCGAAAACTGGGGACCGTGTGAAGGAAATGATCAACCAAGAATGATTTATCTTACACAAACAAAATATCCTGATGCAGTTAAGATACTACCTTACCCCGGATTTAACGCCCACGAAATTACATTCAAACAAAGAAAAAATTTCTTAGAAACAAACCCTCCTATTGCGCATATTACCGGAACAAATAAAGAAGGTAAAATAGAACGCTTTACACGAACTACAGGAATACCACTTCCTTAAATTTTAAAAATACCTACAACTAAATATCTACATGAGCAAAGTAGTATTAGTAACTGGTGGATTTGATCCCTTACACTCAGGGCATATTGCCTACTTTAAAGAAGCCAAACGTCTTGGCAATAAACTTGTTGTTGGTGTAAACAGTGATGAATGGCTTACACGAAAGAAGGGCAAACCGTTTATGCCTTTTGAAGAACGTGTTGCTATTATCAAAGAACTTGAAGTAGTAGACAAAGTTATTGGGTTTGATGACATTGACGACAGTGCATGTCAAGCAATTTTCCATACTATGTCAACTAACACTGGTACAATTATATTTGCTAACGGTGGCGATAGAACAAACACAACTACACCCGAATACAGCATGTATGGCGATCATCCTAACGTAGAATTTGTGTTTGGTGTGGGTGGAGAAAACAAAGCCAACAGCAGTAGTTGGAT